ATGAATAACTATTGTATAAATTTAAAAAAAAGAAAGAATAAACCATATTGTAAATTAATGAACAAAGAAATACAACTTTCCACTTGTAGAGAATGTAATAATAAAAAATATAAAAAGTCCACTTCTGACAAAAAAAGTCCGGCTGCAAGTGGACTACAAAGTGGACTACAAAGTGGACAACAAAGTGGACAACAAAGTGGACAACAAAAATCAAATAACAATCAAATGAGAAAATATTCACAAACATTGGCAAAAAAACAACAAAAACCAGTAAAAATGCAAAACAAGTCAAATAAACTAGCAAGTCTAGAAAGAAATAGATATAGTGTATTTAGTAATGATACTGAAAGATGCTACTTATGTGGCAGTACCTATAAACTAACTTGGCACGAAATATATACAGGAAAGAATAGACAAAATTCTATGAGATATGGTCTATGCTTAAGGTTATGTTTAAATTGCCACTCTAAAGAGCAAGAAGACAGCCAATTTAATGATTATTGGCACAAGCAAGGGCAATTATACTGGGAAAAGAATATCGGCTCTAGAGAAGAATTTATAAAGGTATTTAGAAGAAATTATATAAAATAAAGGAGTAGTTACCACTACTTCTTTACTTCTATTTTTGTCCATCCTTCTGGAACTTCTCCCTCCTTCGTTTCAGGAAAGCCAACAAAAGGTAATGGACCTTTTATAATCTTTTCTTCCATTTTCTCACCTTCTTTCTTTTAATTGTTTATCCTAACATAAATTAATTATAAAGTAAATAAAAAAAACTATAGGTTAACTACTCTGTTAATATCTATAGCTTTTCTTTTTGGCATACTATCAGTTTGAAACCATGTCCTTTTATTTCTTATATTATATTTAATAATTAAAACATTATCTTTTCTTCTTGTTAATCTATAAATAATATCTTTATCATTTATTCTTTTTTCCACCATATTATCCCCTCATTTGGCTGAGTATTATAGCACAAATCAAAGAAAAAAGCAAATTATGACACAAAAAAAGAAGTAGACACTTAAGTCTACTTCTATTCTATAACCATTTGAAACTTAGTAGCAGTTACTCCATATACTCCAGCATAACCATCTTGACCATTAATTTTTTCGTCATCGTATTGATAAGGATAATTATTTACTTTATATTTAGCTTTTTTGTATGGTCTAATATTTTTAGGAGTATAATAGTAAACTTCTACACAATCGATTATATTGCCATTACCAGCATAGCCATTTATCTTATCTTTTATGTTATAATCAGTAACATAAGGAAGCCATCTTCCTTTAACTATTATATTTCCATTATTATCTTTAATTTCTTTTATGTGTACTCTATATCTAACAGAGCCTTTATCTACTCTAATAGCAAGACCAGTTATAGGGCTATTCTCGTAACCAGCATAATCCTCTAGATTTTTAACTTCTTTTAACCAGCCATGTTTTTTAGTTCTAGCCACATAATAAACATTGACTTCATTTGATGTACTTTCATTATTAATCTTATTTGCTTCATCTGCAATATACTGCATTTTACTTCTTAAGTAGTCACCTGGACAATCTGTAGAGGTAAACATTGAATGCCAAGTTAAATTCTTCCCTGGTACTAATGTTCCTAGTCCTCTTCTCTTAGCAATATCTGCAACCAATTTAATAACAGCATTTAGAGTGATGTCGTTAACATACCATGAATTATCATTGTCTGATATTTCGATAGTTATTGATTTACAATTGCTATCCCAATTAGAGTTTGTCCAAGCGGTATCTTCTTCATCAACATAATTAGCAATACTGCCATCATAACCTACACCATAGTGAGAACTACCATATCTGCCTTTTGTTTGAAATATTCTTCCACACTGTTCTGCAGTTAATCTTCCAGCCATATGATGAATGGTTATTGCCTCAATGCTTCTACCACTTCTACCTTTAGTATAGTTACCTTCATCAGCAGGTACTACTTTTTGTGTTAGACTTGACTTACTCATCTACTTCATCTCCCTTACCATTACTTAATTCCAATTCCATTTCTTCTGTAATTTTAATTTCTTCCATACTAATTACCTTCTTTCTTTAATAAATCATTTATATTTTTTCCAAGATCATATGCTCCACCAGTAAGCAAACCTGCTACCATAATCGAAGCATTAAAATCTTTGGTCATTATGTAATTGATAATTGCTACTATTATACCTATTAATAAGTTTTGCACTGGTATTAATTTATTGTTAAATTTAGGATGCTTTTTAGCAATTAAACCACACACATAAGTAACCAAAATTGTTACTAAAGTCATAATTGTTGTAATATCCATCTAAATCACCTCCTACTTCATTCCTAATTTTACAAATATAAATGCTATAATGCCACCTATTAAAGCCGATGCTACGATTCCCCAAATAGAATCTAATTTCTTGCTAGGCTTAGCCTCAATTGCTAACACTCTATTATCTATTTGTGTCATATTTTCTCTCATTGCTTTCATTTCAGTTGCTATTGCTTGAACTGACAATGCTAAGCTATGAATATCATCGACTTTTGGCTCCAATTTGTCTAGTCTTTTTGTATTGGATTTACTTCTTTGATCCGCTTCCACCAATCTTTCTAATTCTTCTTTTTTCATTACTCAACCTCTTTCTTTTATTTCCATTTCCCTATCGCTAAAATATGTATTTTGACATCAGTAAGTGTTGTTTGCTCTACACTAGCTATCGGAATTAATTCTTTACCAGTAGCATTTGTTGTAGTTGCATTACCTTCAATACCCATCAACCATGCTAGCCAGGCATGCTGTAAAGTTATTTGCACTATTGGTGGTTCTTTAAATTCTCGTGGAAAATCAGGAGGCGCCTTTAAACCAACTCTTTTTAGAGTCCCCATTGCAACATAAATAGTTTTTGTATCAAGATATTCTTGCAATACAATCATTGTTCCATCACCATATTTAATCCAACTTCCATTTGAATTAGTTCCACTATCAACAACTACACATTCACTTAATAACCTTACTTTATTATCTGGACTCTTTACCGCCACATCATTAGCACTAATTTTTCTATTTAATCCAAATAAATTACTTAATACTTTCATAATTTTATTTACTAACATATCTAATCTCTCTCTATTTTATTTATAGCCAACAACCTTGTATATTTTTATATAACTTATTGTATATTTATCATGTGTAGTCAAGTCTACCAAACCGCATTTTCTAATTGATACATTTCTATTATCTACATCAACAGTGGTCATCATTTGTTGTGCGCTAGTACCATCATAGATTCCTAATATTAGGTTTGCACTTTGTTGATACTCATAAAAAAGTTTTACACTGCTGTTTCCAAAATTACCATTTTTACCATAACCAAAAAATATTTCTAAATATTCATAGTTAGAAGCACTATCGGTTAATGTAAAATTGGCATTTGTTCCATCTGGATTGTCATACAAGGTACTTTTTTTTAGATAATTGTCAAGACTCATACCTTTATTATTTGAATTTTTAATTGCTATGTCACTAGCATTTATCTTTGTATTATTTCCAAACAAATTTTTCAATACCTTCATTAAAGTTCGCATTATTCAGTCCTAATCCATATATAGCAAGTTATGTATGGTTGTAGGTTGTTATGTGACTGACTTCCACCAGTATCAGAAGCAACAGAAGCACCAGCAACACCATCATAAGCATCAGACAAGCCAGCTACATAAGTATTACCATTTGCATTTACAGTTCTCCACCAACCAGCATGATTGTGTTTTGGCATTTCTTCAATTGTTAACTTATGTTTCTTTTCTCCGCCTGTTTGCTTAACAATTTTGAAGTCATTATCATTTTCATCTACACACACTAAAGTTTTACCTTTTCCAAACAACTCCCAAGTGCCGCCAAATCTTAAAGATGGATTTTCATTTCTTGTAGTTAGAAACAAGTCTCCAACTTTATAATAAGCATTTGGATAGTAGTTATCAGTACCACTTTTTAGTGTTCCACCTTTACAAACCATAACTTGCTCCCATTGGAGTAAGTACTAAATAATACTCCCTCCAATCTGTAGAGAGATTATCGTTTTTGTTAGTAAACGACCCCCCCCCTCATTAACTCATAGTTTACTTTTTTCATTTTACATCTCCTTTTCTTATTCTTGCCAATCTTCCTCTACTGTGAAGAAAAGCACTGGATAATCATTCAGATTAAGTTTTCCATACACATCAACACCATCTTCACCAATTGCCATTGCCTCTTGACCTTTTGGTAATGTGACCGTTTCAGTAGCAATTACAAACACATCTTCAAAAGATATTTGAAACTGATATTCTTCATCATAGGCAAATGAACTACCTAATAGTAAATTACTTACCCTAAATGTATTGTCAGTAATAGTAGCAGTTATACTACCACCATCAGTCCAATCAGTAGTTCCCGATTTTCTATATTTAAAACTACTGCTTAATGAATTAGCCTTAGTATCTGTAAATGAGCCGTTGTAGTATGCACCATTGCAATTTAATACCGCTTCATTAGATGTTCCCTCTGGTCTAGTAATTGAAATAGTATTTATGTGTAACTTGATGTAATCAATCATATCTAAAGTTACATCTGCTGAATTAGAATAATTTCTACTATCAGTTACAGATACACTTACTTTATTTGAACCTATAGCATCAAAAGTATTTTCTTGCAAATTAGAAGCTTGTCCATCATTCAAATTAATTGAATAATTTTTGATAGTAGCACTCTTTTTAGCGGTGGCAGAAACAGTTACTTTTGGTTTAGATATATACTTAACGAATTTAGTATTACTACCAGTTATACTCGTAACATTTGTATTAGTATCAACTATAGTAGCAGATACATCGGGCTTACATACACTTTCTTTAGCATATAAATTGAATTCTGTAGCTTGCGTATCACCAATTTGTGTATCACCATTGTAGGTTGTACACAAAATATTACCTTTTATTTCTTTAGCATCAGGAATTAATGCATATATTTTATCTTCAATTTCACTGGTTTTAAACTGTATCGTAGTTTCACTAGTTTTATCTTCAATATTTCCCACCAAATTTTTAATTTTGTAAGTAACTCTGCTTGTAAATGATGATGCTTTTTTGTCTATACTGATGATGGCATTATCACCAATATAAGGACTACTGCAAGCAACACCGCTGGCTCTTGGTATTCTAGGTAAGTCTGCACTACCATATGCTGTATTACTCCAACCCCAGTTTGGAAAACTAATTGAAGCAGCACAACTAATACTCTTTGTTCCATCATTGTTATGATATACCCAACCCTCAGTAGAAACAGATACGCTTTCTCCTACACCAGTTGGTCTAGTACATCCGGCACTTTGATAATCAGCACCAGTTCCACTTACACCAATACTACCTTGATCATCTCGTATGTAACTTGCTTTATCGTAATAACTTCTTGCCTCATATACTACATAGGTTCTATTGTTCGGTATATCTTGCTCTGTATACTTAGCATATATTCTTACATATAGATTACCGCCACTGCTCCCAATATACTTTTGGCCTAGATATTGCCAACTTTTTGTTAATGTTTCCATTTGTTACACCTCCAAATCTTCCAAATCTTCAATCAATTCTTTTAAATGGAAGATTTTTGTTACTTTTTTATTGTTTTTGGTAGATTTAACAAACTTTAAATAGCCAATCTGGGCAGTTCCAGTAACAATAAGTTTTTCTATACCAGAACCTTTATTGTTGAAAATTGCGTTTAATTTCGCATAGTTATATACTCTTATACCGAAATTATCTAATAATGAATTATTAGGATCTGTTGATGTACCTATCGATAAGCCTTTAGTACTAAAGTTGAAGTTCATATCTGTTATTTTGCCTTCAAGAGTTTCTATTGTCCCATTAGTAGTTTCTAAACTCTTCTGTACATTTTTTATTGATATATCATAATCATTAACTGTTTGGGTTACTTGGGATAATTGACTTGATTGTTCATTTTGCGTTTCTACTACTGCATTAATTTCATTTTTTATATGATCTACATCCAATTTAATTTTGTTTGTATTTTCTTTTGAACTTCCAGCAAGTTTATAATCTGTAGTACTTTTTTCTTGTACATCAGCACCAATTTTACTTCTAATTCTGCTAGTAGTTTCGTAATTAAGTATCACACCATTAAAAAAATTACCTTTTTTATCGGTAATTTTAATAATATCATTAAGGTCATAACAAAAGCCATCTACAAAATCAGTAAGTTCAAATGGTATAATAGACATGCCCATAATATAATTAGCAACTGTATTTATCATTTCTTCTTTATATAAATCAACAAATGGATTGTCTAATATTTTCCATTCAACAACATTTTCAGGTTTAATTGTAGGATAAGATATATCATTATTCATATCTTTTTTTCCTAATGTCACAACATTAATTAGACCAAATTGTTGTTCCTTACTCAATTTGATATAACGGCTGTTAGAAACAGTATGGTTAGTGTTATATTGGTTTTTAATTGCTAATTTACCATTACGATTAATAAAAGCAACGGCTCCACCTATTTCAGCCAATCTACTTATAACTTCTCTATATGTTGTGGTTTCATCAAAATTAGGTTGTCTAAAATCATAGTCATACCAATTGAAATCGGTCGTTTCTAATTCTATTCCCAATTTTGTACATATTTCTTGAACAATTTCTAAACCAGTATGTGTTTCATTGTTTGACCAAACTAATAGGCTTTCATACTTATCACTAAAAAGTTGTCCCTTGTCTTGTATATCTTTAAAGCTTATTGTTTTTTGAGATACATTAGTAGTAATTTGCTCTGCTCTAGGAATAAATATACCTTGTGGAACATATTCCATCACACCATTTATTTCAATTCCTTTATAAATAGTTATTTCTTTATCTTTAAAGTCTAAATTCCCATTAATATCATATATTTCAAAATTGCAAGTTTTAATTGGAAAACCACCAATCATTGCACTATTTTTGTGTGTTATTTTAGGGGTAGTTTTTATTTCGGATACATATTCTACATTATCTACGACAATTTTACTTTTTGTTTTTAATGATGTCTTTTGTTCCAATTCATTTTTATAATTATTACTTATAGCATACATAATTATTCAACTCCATTTGTAATAAATCTAATTTGAAATGGATCAGTGTGAAATTCATCATTAATAAGATTAGCAGTTATTTTATCACCAGCAACATACATTGATTTAGTAACAAAGCCTTTTTCTTTCAAATCATAAAATGTCACACTACAATCTGTCTCTTCAAGTAGATTAATTAGTTCTGCAGCTTTCATTTCATCTCTATAATCTTTAAAGTCGTAATATACTTTTTTTATCATACCTATGACATCATGATACATAGTTCCATCATCACTTCTACCAGCATTATCTCCTTCTTGCATAGAATATTCCCAACCAATGCCATCAGCAGTATAAATAGTGTTATTTATTTTAAATTGATTTTTTTTCATCTTTTCACCTCTTAATTAAGTTAAAAGAGAAGTCTATACTAACAATAGAACTTCTCCTTCTTCTATTTGTGCTTGATTGATTTTCTTTATAATTTTTCTTCCGTCCTCATATCTTACCTCTAAAATAATTCTCATTTCTTTGGTATTACTTAAAGAATTACTATCTTTAATAGCTTTCATTGCTTGCTCATATATTTTGCTTTCTGGTGTTGTTATTTCTGGTTCACGCTTGTTATCACCAACAATAGCAAGTTGTGGATCATTTTTTTTAAAATAACCACCTTGTGCTAATTTTGGTATTTTACCTATATTCAAGCCTTTTCCTCCAACTCCCGGTACCCAACTTGGTATTTTAATTTTGTTAAGTCCTCCTATAAAAGCATTTATACCATCAATAATTAAATTAATAGGAAATTTAAACACAGCAACTAAACTATCAACAATACCTCCAAATATATCTTTAACATCTTGCCAAGCCTTTTTCCAATTGCCAGTAAATATACCTGTTATAAAGTCAATAATTCCGCCAAGAGTTCTAAATATCGAACCCACAACATCACTTATTACCGCCACAACACTACCAAAAACACCACTTATCAAGTTACCTAAATAACTAAAAACTGGTGCTAATTTATCATAAATCCAACTCATTATAGGATAAATAAATTTATTGTATATCTCCAAAGCACCATTAACTAATTTTCCTATAAAATCTCCAACTTTTGTTACAACTTTACTTAAATGTTCTTCCCATAACCAAGACATTGTTTCTAAAAATGGTGTAATTATTGGTTCCAAAACATTATCCCATACTTTTTGAAACAAACTTATTATATTTGTAACAAATTCACCTATATTATTTACAAGTGGTGCACCATGTTTATCCCATAAAATTTTTAAGATACCACTAAAATCAGCCCATCCTTGAGTTATAAGTTGTAATGCAGGGTCTATTGCAGTGGTCCATATAGAATTAAAAAGACCACTAACACCATCTATAATAGGTTGTCCCCATGTTTGAATACCATTTGATATATCAGTCCAAAAAGTAGTCCAAAAACCAGACATATTAGTTAAAGTAATTGAAACATTTCCTTTTATATTATCCCAAGTAGTCTTTGAATTTGATACAAAATCTGTGCCTAATGTTTTCCAGTAATCCCATAAAAAAGAGCCATAATTAGTTACCGCTCCTACAAATGCACTTATTGGTTCACTATTCCAAGCGCTTTTTACTTTATCTTTTATTTTATCTAATATAGATATTGTTCCACTATCATCAATAGTAGGAGTTACTATTGAAGTACTAGATCTAGTATCAGTTCCACCACCATCACCAGAACCAGAAGAACTATATTTAGTTTTTAAAACATTTACTTCATCTACTCCAGCAAATGCTTTGTTAATCTTTTTTGCAGATGTTACTGCATCATTCGCAGAATCTTTAGCACTTGTACCTATTCCAGCAATGCTATCACTGGTCTTTGATACCACATCAGGCATTTTTAAACCAAATGTACCCATAACTACTTGTATTTTCTCAAATAGTCGTGTTACAGCATTTATAGCACTATTTATAATCGGAATAAATAATTGTGCTATTGGTGTTACTACCTTTCCAATTGCAACAGTCATCTGATTAAAATTGAATTTTAATTGTTGTATTTGTCCCGAAAAAGTTTTTGTATATGCACTAGCATCACCAACTTGGAACCTTGTTTCTTTCATTATCCCATTGTATTCAGCTTGTATTTTTTGGGCTTGCGTCATTGCAGAAGTGGTAGTACCATGTGCTTTAGCCCAATCTTCCCACATCTTTGCAACATTTTTAGTAACACCAGCATTATCAACAAGAATACTATTCTCATTTTTAAGACCCTCCGTAGCAGTTACTACAGCCTCTCCTAAATCATATGATGCTTGTCTACCAAAGGCAGCACTATCTTTTAGTCGAGTAAGAGTATCCTCAATTTGAGAAGTGTCATATCCTCTAGATAATAGATTTTTATATGCAGTAGCAGTCTCTTCTATAGATACTAAACCATCGGCAGTATACTTTTTAATAAAATCTTGTGCTTCTGAAAATGAATTGCCAGTACCTTGTACAATACTATTTAATCCTGTAAAAGCACTTTGAGCTTTACTAGCAATTGAAACACATTCTTTAGTAAAGTTGACAACTTGTTTGACTGCAAATGCTCCAGCAATAAAACCACCTATTTTTTTGAAAGTACCAGAAAAAGCATTTTCACTACTTTTTAATTTATTATTTAACTGTTTATCATAGTTAGAATCATTTAGTTTTAAATCAACTCCAACCGCACCTACAGTAGTTGCTTTTGCCATAAAATGCACCTCCTATCCAAACATTTTTGAAAATATTTTTGAAATATCTTCAGTTTTTAGTTCTATTTTTTTGATTTTATTATTTTTTCTTCTAAATTCAGCCCATTCACTACGAATTTCTTTTTCTTTTTTTGTCATTTGTCTTATTTTCTTTGAATCAGTTTCCGCTCTGATTTGTACAACATATCCAAGTGGTGTTTCACCATTTAATCCAGATAATAGTTGTCTAAACTCCTGACAAGGAATATTTTCATATTCGTAATAAAGTCTAATTCCGTATTGTTGAGCAAAACTAGAGACAATCAAGTCCCAATCAAACCTTAAATCATAATAAGTTTCTGGGACCATTAGTTTTTTCTCATTTGTTCTTTTGATTGTTTTTCTAGTAAATTAGGATCTTCTCCAATGATTGCACCTATAATACAATAAGATAAATGCATCGCACTTGAAACAGGTAAATCTAAATCTTCTATTTCTTTACTTGCCTCTTTTCCTAATGCTAATTCATAAATTTTTGAAGTTCTTTCTTTTTCATTCAATTCCTTATCTTCTTGAGTTTCTTGTATTTTTTCCCAAGTTTTCTGTCTATCATCAACAGTATAAAGTTTGTCTCCAATTTTTAATTGTGGATGGTTATCTCCACTTAATATTTCTTTTGTTATTCCAGTATCAATTATTCTCATTTATATTCATCCTTTCTTTTTATAAAATAAAAAAGGGTAAAGATTTAAATATCCTTACCCTGTTGTAGCTGCTGTAAAAGTTGGCTTTCCTTTACAAGTAATATCACCACTTAATGGTGCTACATCAGTTGCAGCCCCTAATATGTCAGTTAAAGCAGTAACAGCAGTAAACTCCAACTTAGAACCATCTGGAAAATCAATTTCCCAATCAGCCTCAGCATCTTTAGCTAGTTTATATCTTAGTCCTTCTACATAGTCATTTCCTGTGTCACCTAGTGTTCTTTTTCCACTAAAAGAACCACTCAATGCTTTTGCGGTTAGTAAAGCATTTTGCCAACCACCATCATTTATTGAATACCAAGTTTCAGTATTGCTTTCAATACTTAAACTAAATTCTTCTAAATCTGCTACTTCACTATAAACTGCTTGTCCAGAAGCACCAGATGTTTTGACTTTGACCTTACAATTACTTACTGAATATTGTCCGATTGTAATATTTGCCATATTTATCACTTACCTTTCTTCATAAAAATTTAATTCTATAGAGTATTCATACACATTATTATCATCTGTCCCTAAATTAATAGGCTCAGCATATATCATTTGTGTAAATACCCGTTTTTCATTAATGAAAAACGACCTCTCGTTAAAGAAGTCATA